TTATTCTGCTACAACAAAAACAACTAAAATAATTTTCGCATCAGGAAGTCCAGACACAACAAATCCAAACATGATTGAGGTTCAAACAGGTGGAGATGTTGTAGATGATACATCACCACAATTAGGTGGAGATTTAGATACTAACAGTTTTAATATTTCATTTGATGATGCTCATGGCATTACAGATGAAAACGGAAACGAACAGGTAATTTTTCAAACAACATCTTCAGCGGTAAATCAATTAGATATAACAAACGCTGCAACAGGAAATGCTCCATCAATTCAAGCAACGGGAGGTGATTCTAATATAAGTTTACAAGTAGGTCCTAAAGGAACAGGTAATATAGAAGTTCTAGGAGCAACTAATCCAGGTGAGTTACAACTTAACTGCGAAAATAATTCCCACGGAATTAAATTGAGATCTCCCGCGCACTCAAGTTCACAATCTTACACACTTATTTTTCCAACAGGTAACGTAACAGCAGACAGATTTTTAAAAGTTGCATCAGTAACTGGATCAGGTACAACAGGTGTTGGTCAATTATCATTTGGCGAAGTATCTGGCGGAACATCATGGCAAGCAGTAAAAACTTCTGCCTTTACAGCAGTAGCAGGTGAAGGATATTTTGTAAATACAACATCAGCGGCGATTACAGCAACATTACCATCATCAGCGACGCAAGGTGATGAAGTTTCAATTATAGATTATGCAGGTACTTTTGATACTAACAATTTAACAGTAGGAAGAAACTCACACAAGATACAGGGTTCGTCAGCAGATTTAACAGTGTCAACCGAGAGAGCTGG